GGGATCGTGTTCGATGCGTTCGGCAACCCGGCCGAGTACCATGTGCTGCGTTACCATCCGGGCGACGCCCGCGCGCTGGTGGACGGGACGATTGACAGGCTGCCGGCCCGCGCCGTGCTCCACTATTTCCGCTGCGATCGGCCGGGACAGAACCGGGGAATTCCGGACATTACGCCGGCCTTGCCGCTGTTCGCCCAATTGCGGCGGTTCACGCTGGCAGTGTTGGCCGCCGCCGAGACGGCGGCCGACTTCGCCGGCATCCTATACACCGACGCGCCGGCCAACGGGGAAGCCGAATCCGTCGAGCCGATGGACACGATCGAGCTCGAAAAACGAGCCCTGCTGACGATGCCCGGCGGCTGGAAAATGAGCCAGTTGCAGGCCGAGCAACCCGCGACCACCTATGCGGAGTTTAAGCGGGAAATCCTCAATGAAATCGCCCGCTGCCTGGACATGCCGTACAACGTCGCCGCGTGCAATTCTTCGTCTTACAACTATGCGTCGGGCCGCCTCGATCACCAGGTCTATTACAAATCCATCCGGGTTGAGCAGGCCCACTTGGGGCTGACGGTGCTGGACCGAGTCTTTGCTGCATGGCTGGACGAGGCCGTGCTGATCGAAGGCTACCTGCCCGACTCGCTCCGCACGCTGGACGCAGACCTATCACACCAGTGGATGTGGGATGGCAACGACCACGTCGATCCCCAGAAGGAAGCCAATGCCCAATCCACGCGATTGACCAACCACACGACCACCTTGGCCCACGAGTACGCCCGCCAGGGCCGCGATTGGGAAGCCGAACTCCGGCAGCGGGCCAAAGAACTGGAACTGATGGCCGAGTTGGGTTTGATCGTCGTTGCTGTTGCCCCCTCTTCTGCACATGACACTGAGGTCGCTGATGAAATCCCCGAAGAATCCGCCGACGACGCTTGAGAGAGTGCCGACGCGGTTACGCCTGTTCTGCGAGGACGGCGGCGGCATCCGCCTGGAAGCTGCCACAACTCTCGAAGGTGACAAACCGCCGCTGCGCCGCTTCAGCATGACCGCCTACACGGGCGGCGCCATGCAACTGGGCGGCTGGCGGTATCCGGTAGTCGTGGACCTGGCCGGCCTGCGCATCTCGAAGAAGTCGCGGCCGATCCTGAAAGACCACAACCCGGGCCAGATCGTGGGCCACACGGACCAGATCACGGTTGCCGAGCAGTCGCTGGAAGTGACGGGCGTGATTTCGGGGACCGGGGCCACGGCCCAGGAGATCATCGCCACCAGCGAGAACGGTTTTCCTTGGCAGGCGTCGATCGGCGCCGTGGCCGAGAAGGTGGTGTTCATCACCGATGGCAAGACAGCCGCGGCGAACGGCCGCGAGTTTACCGGCCCCATGTACATCGCCCGCAAGTCGGTGCTGGGCGAAGTGAGCTTTGTGGCTTTGGGAGCCGACGACGATACCTATGCCCGCGTCGCCGCCGAGGCGGGCCAACCCCACTTGGAGGTCACGACGATGGAATTCGATGCTTGGGCGAAACAACACGGGTTTGACGTGGAAGCGATGGACGAGCCGAACCGGGCTAGCCTGCAGGCCATGTACGAGCAGGCTGGCAAGGGTGCGCCAGGCACGCAGCCGGCCGCGCCGCCGGTTGCGCCGCCCGCCGCTGCTGTCACGCCGCCACCCGCGGAGGAACCCAAGCCGGACATCGCCGCCAAGGTTCAGGCCGAAGCGGCCGCCGAGGTGAAACGCATCCGCGACATCCACAACCTGTGCCTGGGACAGTTCCCGGACATCGAAGCCCGGGCCGTTGCCGAAGGCTGGGACGTGACGAAGGCCGAACTGGCCGTCCTGCGGGCCAGCCGCCCTCAGGGGCCGGCCATCTTCAGCGTCCGGCCGGAAGCGCCGTCGGCGGCCGTGCTCGAAGCCGCCTGCCTGATGGCCGCCGGCCTGCAGAACGTCGAGCAGACCATCGATGAGGCGACGCTCGAAGCGGCCAATCGCCGCTTCCGGGGCTCGATCGGTCTGCAGGAGTTGCTGCTCGAAGCCGCCTGGGCCAACGGTTATACGGGCCGCAACTTCCGCGACGCGCGGGGCGTGTTGCGGTTCGCCTTCCGTTCGGACCTGCAAGCCGGATTCTCGACCATCGACATTGGCGGGATCCTCTCCAACGTGGCCAACAAGTTCCTCTTGGAAGGCTTCTTCTCCGTGGAACGGGTCTGGCGAAATATCTGCGCCATCCGCAACGTGACCGACTTCAAGACGGTCACCAGCTACCGCCTGATCGGCAAGGACCAGTATGAGGTGGTGGCCCCGGGCGGGGAACTTAAGAGCGGCACGCTGGGGAACGAGACCTACAGCAACAAGGCCGACACGTATGGCCTGCTGCTGGCGATCGACCGCCGGGACATCATCAACGATGACCTGGGCGCAATTACGACGGTGCCCCGGAAGCTGGGACGCGGCAGCGGTCTGAAGATCAACGACGTGTTTTGGGCCACGTTCCTGGCCAACAGCGTCTTCTTCAAGACGGCCAACAAGAACTACCTCGAAGGGGCCGACACGGCGCTGTCGATCGACGGTCTGACCAAGGCCGAAGTCAATTTCATGGACCAGGTGGATTCCGACGGCAAGCCGGTCGGCGTCATGCCGACCGTCATGTTGGTTCCCACGGCCCTCTCGGCCCTTGCCACGCAGCTCTACAAGTCGATGGAGTTGCGGGACACCACGGCCAGCACCAAGTACCCGGTGAACAACCCGCACCAGGGAAAGTTTCGGGTGGAAGTCAGCCGCTACCTGTCCAACAGTTCCTACACGGGCTACTCGTCCAAGGCGTGGTACCTGCTGGCCGATCCCAACGATCTGCCGGTGATCGAAGTCGCGTTCCTCAACGGGCAGGAGTCGCCCACGATCGAGACGGCCGAGGCGGACTTCTCCGTGTTGGGCGTGCAGCTCAGGGGTTACCACGATTTCGGCGCCGCTCTTCAAGATACGCGGGCCGGGACCAAGTGTAAAGGCGAGGCGTGAGCCGAAAGCTCAGCGTAGCCCGGACAACGATTCTTTTCTTCTGACGTACCAGGAGTTCATGCATGCCCACCGCAGTTTTTGTTCAAGAAGGCAACCAGATCGACCATACGCCCGCGGCCGACGTAGCGGCGGGCGCGGTGGTCGTACTCAATGATCTGATCGGGATCGCCAAGCAACCGATCGAGGCCAACAAGGCGGGCGCACTGGCGATCGGCGGCGTGTTCGATGTGGCCAAGGACGACGACGGGAGCACGGGCACCGTGTTCCTGGCCGAGCAGCCCGTGTATTGGGACGCGGACGCCCAGCAGGCCTCGCCGACGGCCGGTGTGCTGATGGGGGTCGCGCTGGCTGCGGCCGCCAAGACGGCCTCGACGGTTCGCGTCCGCCTGACTCCGAACGTCGTGCCGCCGTCGCTGGTCAACAAGATCCTGGAGAGCGTCACACTGGCCAGTGCCAGCAAAACGCTGGATGCCCAGGACGTGGGCAAGGTGATGAACGTGACCGTCGGCCATGCCACGAATGTGGTCACGCTGCCGGCTACTGCGGCCGGATTGCAGTTCGTGATCCGCTGCGGCGCTACCGGGCAACGCGTGGCCGTGTCGCCCAACGCGGCCGACAAGATCATGGGGGCCGACTTGGCCGGTGTCGACGACAAGGATCGGATCCTGGCGGCGGCCAGTTCCGTGGCTGGCGACTATCTGCACCTGGTGGCTGATGCCGTCAATGGTTGGTTCGTCGTGGCCGAACGGGGCAAGTGGACTGCCGAGAGCTGAGCGTAGTGCCGCATGGCGAATCTGTTTGAACAGGGCGCCGCCTGGCTGGCCGACCAACTCAAGACACATGCGTCTGTCCAGGTCGTCTACCAGCGCGGCGCCCTCCAAATCACCGTCCAAGCCACGATCGGCAAGACGGAGTTCGAAATCGACAACGGATCAGGCATCATCCAGCGCTTTCAGTCGCGTGACTACCTGATCCAGACGGCCGACCTGAAGCCTGGCGGCATCCCGACCCTACCCGTCGCCGGGGACCGCATTCGCGAGACGGTGGGCGACCAAGTCCTTGTCTACGAAGTGTTGGCTCCCGGCGACGAGCCGCACTTTCGCTTCTCTGATCCGTTCCGCAAGTTGCTGAGGATTCACACCAAACATGTCGGCACTGAGAACGTTTAGCTGTTGGCTCGCCGTGCTGATCGCGGCGGGCATGGCCCAAGCCCAGGTGGCTCCCAAGGCCGTGATTACCGGGCCGAAAGACGCTCGCTGCGGATCGCTCGTAGTCCTGGATGCGAGCGAGTCGGCGGGCACCGGGCGGCTTTGGCTTCTGGCCGTGAGCCCCGAGGAAACCTCTTTCCTGCCGGTCGAAGCGGGCCGG